AACATGCCTGTAATTTGATTTACCGCATATGATGGTAAACCAAATGTATAGAGGTCTTGTTTTGCTTGTCTTTGCATAGCGTTGTCATTTGGATTGTTCATTGCGTCAATTTTAGTTTGTTCCAGTACTGTTTTTGCACTGGTGTTTTGTGTGTTGGCGTTAAGGTTTGCTTGCGTTGCTAATGCTGACGCTGTTTGATTTCCCAAACTTAACCCAGCGCCTATTGCGCTTTCGACTCGTGTTGATGCTCCTCCGGGTGTTGATGCGGGTTGTTTTGCAGCTAATATTGGGTTGAGTCCGGCTTTTCTCATGTCTACCATTGCGCGCTGATATGCGCTGTTAGACATTCTTTCTTGGAAAGCCATTTGTTCCCGGCTTAGTTGTATGTTTTGTTTATTAGCTTTGCGTTGTCCTAGGAAGCCTAAAACGCTTCCTAGGATTTTTCCTCCTGCTTGAGCTGCTGCTGCTGTAATAGCCATTAGAAGTGATCTACCATGCCCGGAACGCCATATAACGGCATGGGTCGAACGCAATTCATGCTGAAGTACCCGTCGAATAAGAATTCTGGTTCGCTAGGTACAGCGATTACGCGGTCTACTGGTGGGTTGTCTTCTATGAATGATGCGTTTAGTGCAGGTAGTGATGCAAAGTCTTGTGATAGATGCCAAGCATCTAATGTTGTTGTTGCGTTGCTTCTAAATTGTCCTGTTACTAGTGATGGTTTGTAGCGGTATTCGGCATATCGTTCTTGGTAGCCGAATGTTTCGTCATCGTCTGAGTTACCTTGGAAATATATTTCTTTGTTGAGTACTGATTGTTCGCCTATATTGGCGAGTGCGGGCCAGTAAAAATCGTATCGTGTTTGTCTGCTCCACATTCTGTTCATGCCTTGTTGATAGGTTAGGTCTGCGCGTACGTTAACCAGGCATAGTATTGTTGAATGTTCTGTGAAGCTTTTTGTAAACCCGATGTTGTCTAGTGTTACTGTTCCCATTGCTGAGAGGTTGCCTTGTGGGCTCGTTGAGTCTGTTGATGATGTTTGTGCTATTGGTGATACGTTCACCATTTTTGTACCACCACCTAGATATTCTGTTCGCCATCCGGCGCTAGGTGTGGTCACACCGAAGTGTGATTTTATTATTTCTACGTATCGTGTTCCGCCGCGGGCGTCACGTTCTAGTAGCTTTTGCACTTGAAAAGCTTGTCGTAGTTGATTGATTGTTGCTGCTGATGCGTCGCTGAGGTCAGCGAATAGTTGTGATCCGTTTGCAGCTGTTGCGTCAAATCTTACGTGTTGATCGCTTGAGTCTGGTATTAAGTCACGTATTACGTTGTTGTCCTGGTCGAAAATGAGGATATCATTTCCGCCTGTTCCTATATTTGATCCTATGACTGGTGCTGTTGTTCCGAGGGGAAGATCAACTGAGTCTCCTTTTTGTGGCCATGGTAGTGCTGATGTAAAGTAATCGTGGCGTTTTCCTCGTCTTAAAATCTCGTAACTTGCGCCCGATTGATTATAGTCTGGTCCATCACCTGTATATTGAAATTTACTGTCTTGTAAATTCTGGTCTCTGAACCATTCATTATACACTCTGTTATACATCCTTAATGGTAACGCTGATGTCTGTGGTCCAGTTCCGGGTACTTTTGTTGGTAAACCCATGTAATCGAATATTGTACCTTCGCCCAATATTCCCGTATTCGATGTCCATACGGGAATTGTGTAATCTATTGAATCACCGGGGTCGGTTTGTTCGCCACAGAATTTTTCCCAGTTGTCCCATAGTAGACGGTTTGGGCATGAGAAATAGAAGACATCCATAAATAGGTTGTCCATTACTGGGTAGATTGGTGTTGCCATTCGAGCGAATGCGGTCAGGTTGCATTTGAATGTATCTCCCGGCAGTGCTTCGTCGACCATAATTGGATATAAATATCCTGAGTCGAACGTTGTTTTGTAGGAGTGGCTTCGATTGAAGCTACTCCTTGGTATTTGAACTGCGGGTACTTCGCTGAATGTGTGGTTTGAGTTGCTAGGTCTGCGGCTCATCGTATTCGTCCTGTTGGTTTTGTTTGTATTCGATACCATTGCCAATGGTTTCGGTTTCTTGGTCTATTTGACCGTTGTCGTCGTTGAAGTTTGCTATTTTGAATAGGGTGTAATCTTGCGGGTGTTTGCTGAATTGGTGATCGCGTGAGTTGATGCAGTCACTGAATGTTCTTATGGCCATTCCGGTTTCTGGTAGTATGAATGGTGGTAGGTATGCTTTTGCTTTTTCATCGTAGATTGAAAACATGTTGTATTTCATTTTAACCCTCTCTTTAATTTATATACTTTGGCCTGTAGGCAAGTTTCTTTTACTTTTAACCGTTCAGGTGTGTTGTCTGATTTTCGTTTCATTGCTTTTTTGTAACGTTTTTCTTTGATTACTTCGTGTGTGTGGGGTTGTTCCTCCTTAAGTTTTTTTAGGTAGTATTGTGGTACTGGTACTTTTTTGCCTTGCACGATGCATTCATCGTGTGGAAAAAGGTCGTTTTTATATTTTCTGTACCATGATTCGCCTATGCCGGGGCGGCGGCTCATAGTTGTGTATTCAGGTTTTACGGGGAAGACTTCTCCGTCTTCCCCTACCTTTTTGTAGTAGTCTCCGGCCATTTCGCCGTTTACTTTTTTCATTACGTATCGCGCTACGTATGCTGCGCTTTCTCTGGTTACGTCTCCGACGACTACGTGTCCGTGTCCCCATAGCTTGCGTAATGTTTCTGATTTGTAGTGTTTGTTTCCTTTGTCTACTTTCAGTAGTTCTTTGTCTTTGAAGTCTAGCCCGAATAGAATTGCGTGATAGTGGGCTCTGCCAAGAGCCTCCCGTCCATCCACAATTGGATGGGGGGAGGGGGTTAAACCGTCTGCTTGGTAGACTTTTCCATATTCTCCACAGTGGAAGAATCTGATTTTTGTTCCGTTGTAGTGTTTACGTAGCCTTTTCATGAATTTTTGAAAGTGTTCTACGTTTATGCTCTTGTCTGCAGGTTCCTCGGCATATGTTAGTGTTATGAAGGAGTTTTCCTCGTGCATTTGGGCTTCGTGAACCATTCTGGTTGCCCATTCTTGGCTTCGTCGTAAACGACAGCCAAGGCATTGTCCGCACGGGACCTCCATTTTAATAGATGCGCTTTCGTGTTTTATGAATGTGAACCCTCCGCCTATACGGCGGAATCCCTTGATAGGGTAAAAGCATTGCATCTTTAGAGTCGTATTCCGCCACGCATTAATCCTGACAGTCGATTTCTCTTATGTCGTTTGGTGGCTGTTCTAGCGAACATTTTTTTAGAAGTTCGTCGAGATACTTTTGATCGTCTTCGCATAGTGCTCATCCTGTTTTGTTAGAGTGCGCATAATATATATTATGACACTTGTTTTATATCCTAATGGAATAAGACCCATTAGTATAGTTTCTACTAACTGACTGGTGTCAGTTAGCACAGTTGACATCAAGTAGGGTCAACTGTGCCCCCTTCGGGGGTAGATATCCTTTCGGTTTCGCCCGTATTGCTCGGAAGAGAATCTTCCTCCGCATAAGCGCGATTTAATAGGCCTAATCGTTCCATTTCTGGATAATTTTCTTCGTTAGATACGAAGTTTAGGTATGCAGCGGGGTCGTTACCGAAGCGTGAACGTAGTGATGAGGGTAGGTCGCTAAACGCTTCTTGAGCCTCTATTACGATATTCATCGCTTCTTGGAATGTTGTTCCGTCTGCTTGTCCGTATGTTGCTTGGTGTTTTGCGGCGTGGTTTATAACGCCGGTTTGTTGGAACTTGGCCATTATGTTGTTTATTTCGCATTCGTCTGCGAATGATTGTTTTGTTCTAGATACCGGATCGGGTATGAAGGGTCGTCTTTCAAACTCCCTATAGGGTTTTCTGAATCTTGAATTAGTCACGGTAATATACCTTGTTTCCATATCTATCTATTGAGTATTCAGATGAGTATGTTTTATTTGTTGTTACTCCACTACCTCGTGGTGATTTTCGACGGGCATTTTTCTTTTGTGTTTCTTTCGTTGTTTTTTTGAACGATGTCATTGCTTTTGTAAGATTTTTTGAGAACGCTTTTCCTGTTGCTGTAATTAATGATACTAATACTTTTGGCGCGGCATATATTCCCAACGCGCCTAATGCCAGTTTAGTGTAATCGAGCGTCTCTTTTTCTGATTTTCCGTCAGTTAACATGCCTGTAATTTGATTTACCGCATATGATGGTAAACCAAATGTATATAGGTCTTGTTTTGCTTGTCTTTGCATAGCGTTGTCACTTGGATTGTTCATTGCGTCAATTTTAGTTTGTT